GGATCGAGCCAGCTCTTTTGCTACGCCTAGATCTAATAATGTCTGGTAGGATTCGTAGGCGGCATCGTACAGCGCAGCCATTTCCCCTTTAATTTCGTCTTTAGTCCCATCTTCTTCTATTTCTTTAAAGTTATATGCCCCTGGCTTTCCTGTTTGGCGACGTATAGCGGACATTTCTGGTATGTAAAAGTCTATATTTTCTGGTACGTAGTATCTCATGCTCATTTCATTATATGAAGAAATTCTATGCCTCATCCATTCTCGCGCGACGAATATAGGACATTTGATATAAAATTTGAATACAGCATGTTCAAATGGAGTGCCGTGTTTTTCCCTCATCAAAAAATGTATTAGACGTTTATCCTGATGCTCCATTGTATCTTTATGCACCGCAAAGGATACTCTAGCAGCATTTACAACGCTGAGGTCGTCGGCCATGCTATCTCGTAATTCTACTTTGCCGTGGTCAAGGACCGTTTGTTCGAGCGGACTCTCCATGACCAGATTGTATCATGTTTTCGGGTCGCCGGGGGTGCCGACGAGAAATTTCTCGTTTTGACCATTTTGCCTTCGAGAATGTGATACTCTGTCTCTGTAAGCGAGCGAGCCAGTTCACAGTAGTTTACTGGTTTTATGGTTATATGAGTATATAGGTGGTATTATAGATACATGGAAGTTATCGCTATCATAGAAAATGACAACAGTGATAAATCGATATGCATTCACCCTTGGCAAATTTCTATAACAAAGCTGGATGATTATTACATGGCAGCAACGAAGTGTGTACTGTCTGACCAGCCTATTGTTTGTGAAATTACCAGAGACCAGGCGGCCCAACTAATGGAGAAGGGCGTTGAATGTATTGACTGGAAAAACTGAACTCGCTCTACTAGAGTATTTAGTAGAGCATGGTATAAGTTGGTTTACTCCTCCAGCTAATGATATTAGTGGACTTACTTGGCAGAGTGCTGGATTCACTGAGGTTTCCCTCAGATTAATTGCAGCCCTCAACAAAATATTTGTACCTGTACGATACAATAATCGTACTCCTAGATATCATATTAACTTCTCTTGTCCAGAATACTACCAGTATGGAAACGAGTGTAACATTGGATATGCTCCTTGGGAATTCACTGAAATTCCAAAGCGTAAGATTGAGAATTTAAACAGATGCAATGCAGTTTGGGCCACCTCAGATTTTGTAAAAGAAGTTTACATTAATAATGGCATTCAACATGATGTTCAAGTATTACCACATGGCGTATCCTTAGATTGGGATATTGTTGACAGAGAAGTGCTTGATGATTTCTATTTTTTATTAGATAATGGAGGTGATATATTCTTTGATGTTGTATATGAGACTATACGTACATTTCTAGAGGCCGACCTGCCAGAGAATGTAAAGTTGATTGTAAAGACAACAACAGATATTGACACTACGCAAATTCGAGGAAAAGATTGGTATGATAAGCGAATACTATTGGTAGACAGTTTTCTACCGCTGGAGCAGTATCAGCGACTGTATTATAAATCCAATGCTCTAATCTATCCGAGTAACGGAGAGGGGTTTGGCCTGATACCATACCAGGCTGTCGCTACAGGCATGCCAGCGATAACAACTCATCTGACGGGATGTGCTGATTATTATGAGCACACAGTGCACTGGGAACACACTTGGGAAGAGGCTCGACCAATTCTGGCAGATGGGAGTTTGTTTCTTGAAGAGGATTTAGGTCTTTGGATTGAACCAAACTACGAAGTTCTACCAGAACTGCTACACGATGTATATGGAAATTATCATCAATATAGACAGGAAGCTTCTCATTCAGCAAGAATTATTCGCGCTTCGTCGTCGTGGGACGACATCTGTGATAGGATGATCTCCCTGCTGGAATTGGCCGGATAGGCCGCTTCAAAAAAAAGTTAAATAAGTCTCTGACCAGCAGGTATGTATTCGCTACTAAAGCATTGGAGTGGTAGTATTGTATACTCATCTCTTGAGAAACCTACAACATATAAGGAGGGCATGATGGCTCTGGTTACGTCTCCCGTAACAACGAATGAAATCACCGCACCGGTGACTTTGATTAAAAAAAATGATAATGAAAAAGGCTGGATAATTGATTATCCAGAGCTGTTTCGGGACAGCGGATTACAGGGCTATAAAATATTTCTTGACCGTTATACATTGAAAGCTCCCAAAGGGGAACTGTTTATTGGGGATATGGTCCTTGCAACAGTAAATCGTGATCCTAGTTGGCCTCAGAAAGAGATTGGCCTGATCGTTGACGTTGTTGAAGAAAATAAAACTGCGATTATCGAATTGATGGACGGAGAATATGTGACGATTGAGTGGGATCTTGTCTCAAAGCCACTAGAGTTACATCCGTATGCAGTTAAACAGCGTGTCGCTAAGGCGCTGTGCGAACGCGAAGAGTCGCATCTGAAGGAAGATCTGGTCCGAGAATTTGAGGATATATTATTTGATTACTTTATCCCAGGGGGCCGTATCCTGGCTGGGGCAGGCCAAGAGGGGCTGACGCTCCAGAACTGTTTTGTGCTTCCGGCGCCAGACGATTCGCGTGGCGGGATCATGGACAGCGTTAAGGAAATGGCAGAAACTCATTCAAGGGGTGGAGGCGTTGGTATCAATTTGTCCAGTCTTCGTCCGCGCTATTCTAAAGTTGTTGGAGTAAATGGCATCAGTTCTGGTGCTGTTTCGTGGGGAAAGATGTTCAACTTATCTACTGGCTTAATTGAACAAGGCGGTTCACGTAGAGGCGCTACTATGCTTATGATTGATGTGTGGCATCCCGACGTTATGGAATTTATCAATGCAAAGCACCAGCCCGGAGAATTTGAAAATAGTAATATGAGTGTTTGCATCACTGACGAATTTATGATGGCCCTCGAGGCTGAACAAGGTTGGGATCTGGTCTTTCCAGATACAACCGATCCAGAGTACGACAAACTTTGGGATGGAGACTTAAAGAAGTGGATTGATTTAGGCAAAGAGGTTTTTGTTTATGATACAATCCCTGCCATAAAGATATGGAATGAGATTGTCGCATCAGCGTGGTCTTCTGCCGAACCTGGACTTCACTTCATTGACAGATCCAACAAGATGAGTAACTCATGGTACTTCGCCAGACTGCAGGCAACTAACCCATGCGGTGAACAGCCTCTTGAAGCGTATGGTGTATGCACTTTAGGAGCTATTAACCTTGGGAAGTTTATTGATGACGTAGGAGATGTCATGTTTACAAAACTTAAAAGTGTTGTACGAACATCTGTTCGTATGCTTGATAATGTCATTGATGTTAATGAATATCATTTCCCACAAATTGACGTTAATCATCGCGGAAATCGCAGAATTGGCTTGGGAGTGATGGGGCTTGCCGAAATGCTTGTAAGAATGGGACTTCGGTATGGTTCTGAAGAGGCAACGATATTTGTCGATGCGCTTTTTGAGACTATAGCCGAAGAGGCATATAAAGCATCCATCGAGCTCGCAAAGGAAAAGGGCGCGTTCAGAGAGTTCAAAGCAGATAAGTATCTGCAGTCTGGATATATGCGCGGAATGAACAATGAGATTAGAGATGATATTGAAAAGTATGGAATAAGAAATGTCTGTCTACTTACGGTTGCACCGACTGGGACAACTGGAACTATGATGGGCACCAGCACTGGGATCGAACCATACTTTGATTGGCAATATACGAGAACAAGCAGGCTTGGAGTTCACACTGAGGTGGTGCCGGTTATCAAGGATCTTGATTTAGATCTGGATCAGTTACCAGACTACTGTGTGACCAGTAAGGATCTTGACCCGGAAGATCATATTAATATCCAAGCAGTCGCCCAAAGATGGGTTGACTCTGCAATTAGCAAAACGACCAACTGCCCTGCGGATTATTCATTTAATGAAACCGATCAGTTGTATCGTCTTGCTTATAGCCGCGGGTGCAAAGGAATAACCATCTATAGAGATGGTTCTCGTCATGAGCAAGTGTTGAATTCAGCAAAAGAAGAGACTGAAGCTGAATCTTGTAAAATTGACGACTCCGACTGCATAACCTGCGCTTTGTAACTATGAATAAACCATATTCTCAAGACTATATATGTCATGAGACTGGAGAAATTGAAACACTGGAGTTTACGAGAAGGGAACAAATCCCCGCTTCGTTCAACTCTGTGTCAGAACTGCATGGAAAATTGGTACATTTTGTTCAATTTGATGACGAAAATTACTAAAAGTTGATGCTTTTTTACGATTTCTGTGGTATCATCATCATATGAGTAGTAATTATGTAAACAGGGGTGGCCTCGCGGTTCCTCAGCAGGCGTTTGGGATCTGTGCATGGAAGCTGCCAGACGGTACCTTGCTTATGGATGCCGATAAAAATATCCTGTGCGCCGAGGGTCCTGTTGGAAATTATAAAATTGAGCGCATGGTGGCTGAAGCTGCCGCCTACTGGTCAGATAATGCAGGCGGCAAGCCGCATTGGGTCCCGGGGGCACGGAAAGTTTCAGATGACGAGTTGGATCACCAGAAGGGTAGACTCCTTGATGGTTTGATCCCCGACGAATATGAAGAAATATTAGATCCTGCTAAAAGGATGAACGGAGGGTTTTAATGGCAACACAGTTTGTTGAAGACGACGAGGCAGTTGTGGAAATTGATGACGTATCCTATATTGGATTCGATGTCGTTTCTAAAAATGATGATAGATTTAGAAAAGTCGCGGTGTCTTCTCAGTCAACAAAGATGAAACGTCGCGCAGGCCGGC